AGTACCCCTACCCGTCAAAAAAGTAGGGGTAGGGGGAAAAGTCTCCTGAGGGTTACAATAGGCAACTATGGCAACCCTAAATTCGTACATCACAGACGTTCGCAGGCTTCTACATGATGCCAACGGGAACTTTTGGTCTAACGATGAGATTACGGATTACGTCAACGATGGGCGTGAAAGGGTAGTACGAGACACCGGCTGTCTTCGCACCCTGCAAATCTCCGCTACTCCTCTCGCGCCAGACGGCACTGCCGCAACAATTTGGTCTGCAAATCTCGCTGTCACTACTGGACAGTACATATTTGTAAACATATTTATCTATCAAGTAACAGTAGGCGGAACCCTGGGCAATACCGCTCCCCCATACCCAGCGTCTGGATCAACTTTTCCTCCGTCAACTGCTTTTACTAACGGTACAGCCACGCTGTTGTACGTTCAAAATGCAGAAATTATCCCGTTTGCGTCATTACCTAATGGCGCACAGACACTTGATGTACTTAACGTAACAATCTACTGGGGAAACTCTCGTATCCCTCTTCGTTACTTGCCTTGGACCAACTTCAATTCCCAGTTGCGTTACTGGCAAAACTTTGTTGGAAGGCCCGTGTGCTTCTCAACGTATGGTCAACAACAGATTTTTATTTCTCCTGTCCCTGACCAGTCTTACAGCATGGAAGTGGATACGGTTATTCTGCCTTCTCCGCTAGTGTTGACCAATCCTACGGTCAATGACGATATCAACGACCCTTACACGGTTCCTGTAGCGTTCTATGCGGCGTATAAAGCAAAATATAAAGAACAAAGCTATGGAGAATCTGAGATTTTCCTGCAGCAATACAACCGTCAAGTGCAGAGCGTGTTGAATTCTGTATTCACGCGCAGGATTCCGGACCCGTATAGCAGTCCTTACTAACATGGCATCTCAAGAACAGCAAAAAAGATACACTGTTCTGAAAACGTTCGGGGGGATCAACACCAAAGCCAACCGAACAGCCATCAAGGACAGTGAATTTTCGTGGTTGGAAAACGCCATGCCTATTGGCGACTCCAACATCAAGATTGTTCCTGCTCAAAGCGCGGTTAGAGACAGCACAGGCAATGTTGTTGTCTTTGGAAACACGGTTACCTATCTAACGTCCACTAATATCAATGTTTCTGATTACATTGTAGGGTTCAAGTTAGACGGAACAGCACAGGCATTCAACCTAAACGCAAATGTCACAAGCAATGTGGCAGTTATTGCCGGTACGTTCAGCAACGCAAACGTCAGTGCGGCCCAGTGGAAGAACGAAAGACTGATAATTGCCGATCCAGACAATGGATTGTCTAGTTGGAATGGCGCTAACGTAGTCTCTATAGGCTCTGTTGGCCTGATAGCAGTATCCAACCCCGGTTCTGGCTACACTTCTGCGCCAAACGTAGTCATCAGCTCACCCAACGATGCCAACGGAGTGCAAGCAGTAGCCACGGCGACGATTGTCACCGGATCTGGGGGTATCAGATCAGTCTATGTGACTGCCGGTGGCTCTGGATATACGGCTGTACCGGATGTAACTATTGGCGCACCTAATATCACGGGTGGAACCCAAGCTACCGCAGTGGCAAGCATCAGCGCAGGCGCTGTTGTCTCTATCGGAATAGTAGACGCGGGGTCTGGATACACTTCTGTCCCTTCTGTCACCTTCTCTAGCGGTGGTGCTACTGCCAACGCAGTCATTTCGACTGGTGGCGTAAGCAGCGTATTTTTGACAAATGCAGGCAGTGGATATACGTCATCTCCCACCATCACATTTTCTGGTGGTGGAGGGTCTGGTGCTAATGCCATAGCACAGATCGTCACGTTCAAGACCGGCACAGTCAGCATCCTGCTAAACAACGGTGGATCTGGCTATACGTCAGCTCCAACGGTAGCTATCGGAGGTGCTAATACCACTCAAGCCACTGCTACAGCTATTGTTCTGGGTAATACTGTCTCGCAAATTGTGATGACAAACCCAGGTGCTGGATATACCACCGCCAATGTGACACTTTCTGGTGGTGGGTTTAGCACTGCTGCCAATGTCACGGCAATTGTCAACACAGAACAGTTAGTTTCTACCGCTACGTTTTCTGGTAGAACCTGGGTGGCGTCTGGACGTACCGTCTACTACTCAGCGGCAGACTCGTACAGTGATTTTACCAGCATATCTGCTGGGTCAATCACAATCACAGACTCTACGCTTCACGGCAACATCCGTGCTCTTCTCTCAGCCAATAATTTCTTGTACATTTTTGGTGAGACAAGCATCAACGTATTCTCTGACGTTCGTGTTGACACCAACGGTCAGACTTTATTTACAAATACCAACGTCTCTGCCAGTGTAGGGACCAAGCGTATCTACGCCATATACCCGTTCTTTAGATCTGTGCTGTTCATGAACGACTATGGGGTTTATTCCTTGGTCGGATCTACCACCAGCAAGTTGTCAGACCCTCTTGACGGAATATTCCAACTCATAGACTTTGACAAGCCCATTAGTGGTGGTCAAGTCTTGCTGAACAACATACTATGCGCGGCATTCTCCTTCACTTACAACGACCCGGTAAATGGAGCGAGAAAGGTCCAAGCCGTGTTTTTCGAGAAGAGGTGGTTTCTAACCTCCCAAGGAGCGTTGGATTACATCACTTCCGTCCCTACGGCGGGGGTCATTCGCCTCTATGGAACCGCAGGCTCAAGCCTCTTCCGTCTCTATGCTAATTCTACGGCCAATATAGCAACAATGATCCAAACTGCCCTGATGCCTATGGGTGATCCCATACGCACCAAGCAGGCATTGAAGTTTGGCATTGAAGCTCAATTGCAAGCATCGTCTACGATCCTTGTTAGTGTTGACAACGAGCAAGGAATTGGTTCGACTGGGGCTTACACTATAGACAATTCAGCTGTTTGGTTGAATAATTACCAACAGCCCGTAGCTTGGCAAAATAACAGTTTGCAAACTGTTGGGTGGGAAACATCTTACGGTTACGCTTTGTACAAGTCAGATGCACAGCAGTACGGAAAGTACCTTGGTCTGACTATCAACAGTAACAGTGCTGGATATACAGTGAATACTTTTGAGTTTGAACACGAACTAAGAGCGAGGTTCTGATGACCGTCCCATATGCTTTTGCCAATCTAAGCGGGAATATTGCTCTTGCCAAGCTGGACAGCAACTTCAACACTCCGATTACCATCGGCAATACGTCTGTCTTGTTAGGAAACACAGTTAGTACTCTAACCAATTTGACTCTTGGTAACGTCACAATTACGAGCGGTAATATATTTACTATTCCTGTGACCAGTGGCGGCACCGGCCTTGTATCTCCTGGTTCTACCGGAAACGTACTTACCAGCATCGGTGGCGTCTGGGTGAGTAACGCAGTTGTGGCAAGTGGCGGTGGTACAGGCACTGTCACCAACGTCAGTGTGGTCACTGCCAAGGGTTTTTCTGGTACGGTAGCCAACTCAACGAGCAATGCGGCAATTACGTTGTCGACTACATTTGATGGTATTGCTTGGTCGAACTCTACTGGCACACTGTCAAACGTAGCGATAGGAACGGGTCTATCGTTCTCAAATGTTACTGGCGTTTTATCCGCTACAGGTGGCGGTGGCGGATCTCCTGGTGGATCTACTACACAAGTCCAATTTAACAATGCCGGTTCATTTGCAGGTGATGCCAATCTTACGTTTAGCGGAAGCACACTTATTTCTGCAAACTTGATTGTTTCTAATCTAACTGCATCTCAAGCGGTATTTAGCAGCGCCACAAAGCAACTTGTCAGTAACCCAATCACGGGTACTGGTTCTGTTGTAATGAACAGCAGTCCAATTCTTACTAGCCCTACTTTAATTACTCCAGATCTTGGAACTCCATCTGCTGGCCTGGTCACAAATTTGACCGGTACAGCTTCAATCAACATTAACGGTACGGTTGGCGCAACAGCAGCAGCGGCGGGTACGTTTACAACTGGCACGTTTAACACCTCAACTGTCCATAAAGGCGCGACTAGCGGGACAATTACGATTGCCGCCCCAGCAGTTGCTGGCACTCAGTCCTATACGCTGCCCACGGCGGTCCCTGCTGCAAATGGCTACGCGCTAACCAGCACGACTGGAGGGGTAATGAGTTGGGCTTCAGTTGCTCCCGGTGGTTCAACTACGCAAGTTCAGTACAATAATGCCGGTGCTTTTGGCGGGATTTCAGGGTTCACAACTGATGGCACGCGGGTAACGGCATCAACAACGATTGGCGTTGGCGCAGCAACCCCTAGCACAAGCGGGTCTGGAATTACTTTTCCCGCAACTCAATCGCCATCAACTGACGCTAATACTCTTGATGATTACGAAGAAGGGACTTGGACTGCGGGATTAACCTGCGGGACTAGCGGAACAATTACTGTTGACCCTGCGTATTCAACTTGCCGGTATACAAAAGTTGGTAGGATTGTAACTATTACCGGATTTGTTTATATTTCCGCTGTTAGTTCGCCAACAGGAACGCTGACTTTAACAGGACTGCCATTTACCAACAGCACTGGAAATGGGTATAACGCTGGCGTTTCACTTTATATTTATGGCATGAGTACCGCGACTAATTTAATTGGTGCTATTAACAATGCCACAGCTACTATGGACTTACGAACATTTTCCGCAGGTACTCCTACAACTGCTATTGCAGGTTATTTTGGTGCCACACAGGGATTTATTTTAAGTATTAGTTATTTTGCTTCTTAACTACACCGGATTAGTGTAGTCGGACATTTTTTAAAGGAAATCTCATGTTTACCAAATCAATTGTCGTGGATCAAATCACCGTCACGGAAAATGGCACCGTGCTGTTTCGTGAGGCAACACGCATTTTTGAAGATGGCGTGGAACTTTCTAAGACCTATCATCGTTCAAGTTTGACTCCAGGGCAAGACATAAGCGCAGTGCCAACAAATGTACAGGCAATTTGTAACGTAGCGTGGACGCCTGAAGTTGTAGCAAACCATAAAACGCCTTGAATTAAATCAAATTGACACCCTGTAACCTAGCTTGCATTGTTTTGGATTAGTTAAAAATGGGAATTCAAGCCTTTACCCCTATGGGGAACACGATAGTCTTCACGGCTGCTAACACTTCCCCTACAACGTCTGTGCAGGCCGTGTCTACAACACTCGGTGGCAATCAGTACCGAATCATCAACAGCGGTAACGTGACGGTGTTTATGGGGTACGGGCAGTCTAATGCTAGTGCCGTAGCCAACGCAGTCATTGTCACAAGCACACAGTCTTCGATGCCGTTGCTGTCAGGTACAGACGAGATCTTGACGTTTACGCCTAACGCTTATTTTGCTGGAATAACCAGCAGCGGTAATGCTGTGATCTATATTACTCCAGGCGACGGGGTGTAACGTGGTTTTAAAAACTGTTTCTACTCTTGGTGCCACTGGCGGTGGCGGCGGTGGTGGCGTGTCAAGCGTCACTGCAAGCAGCCCTATTGCGTCTAGTGGTGGAACCACTCCTAACATCAGCTTGACTGGCACAGTTCCGGTTGCAAACGGTGGTACTGGGGTAACGGTATCTACCGGACCAAACTCTGTTGTGTTGCGTGATGCCAGCAACAACGTCACTGCCAACGCTTACTTCAACGGGTTCAATAGCATCACAGCGTCTGGCACGGCAGTAACGCTGACGGTGGATTCTGCTCCTGTCCAGTATGTTTCTGGGTCAGGTGGGCAAACAATCAAGCTCCCTGATGCAACTACGCTGTTGAACGGGACAATCTTTTCGTTTAACAACAACCAGTCTAGCGGTGCGATCACCGTCAACAACAACTCAAACACGCTTGTTGTTTCTGTACCGTCTGGGGCGTATGTAACAGTTATTTTGCTCAGTAATGCTACGGCTGCTGGTTCTTGGGATAGGCACGATCAGACTCCTAGTAATACATCGTGGTCAACCAACACACTTGACTACCCAGGATCTATCACCTCTGCTACTTGGAACGGAACTACTGTACAGGTAAACCGTGGTGGTACTGGTCTTGCAACCATTCCTGCCGGGAACGTGGTTATCGGAAACGGGACTTCTGCTCTATACGGTATTGCACCCGGAACAGCGGGTAACGTGCTCACAAGTATTGGCGGTGCATGGGTAAGCAACGCGGCTGTTGGTGGAGGCGGAGGTGGATCTCCTGGCGGCAGCACAACTCAGGTTCAGTACAACAATGCAGGCTCGTTTGCTGGATCTGCAAACCTGACTTTTAACGGGACTACGCTCACCGCCGCAGGGTTGGCAGGTCCTCTTAACGGAACAGTCGGGGCAACAACTCCTGCTGCCGGTACGTTTACTTCTGTTGGTTACAAAGGCGCAACAAGCGGAACTTTGACACTGACAGCTAACGCCGTGGCTGGAACTCAAAATTACACATTACCAACGGCGTATCCAACAGTAGATGGACAAGTTCTAAGTTCAAACATTGGTGGGGTAATGAGTTGGACTAGTACGTTGCCAAATTTTCCAACCTCAGTTGAATATCTTGTTGTTGCTGGTGGAGGCGGCGCAGCAAGCGGTGGAGGAGGTGCTGGTGGCCTTTTAACTGCTAATTCTATTAGCGTTACCGGCGGAACACAGTACACAGTTACTGTTGGAGGCGGCGGCGCAGGCGCTCTTAGTATTAATGTTGCAGTTAATGGGAGCAATTCAGTTTTTTATTCAGTTACGGCTACAGGTGGAGGAAAAGGCGGATCGGATACAAATACAAACGCTGGAAACGGCGGAAGCGGTGGTGGAGGAGGTGCTGCTAATTTCTCCAACAGCGGCGGGACTGGGGTTTCTGGGCAGGGTTTTGCGGGGGGAAATACCACTATTTTCTCTCCTCCATATCCAGCAGCGGGTGGCGGTGGCGCAAGCGCGGCTGGAGGAAACTCTGCCGGTGCGTCTACTGGCGGGGCTGGCGGCGCAGGTATCACTTACACGACAGGAACAAGCATTACTGGCCTAGCAACTTCATATGCTGGAGGCGGCGGCGGCGCTGTTTACGGTGGTGGAACTGGTGGCGCTGGTGGAACTGGCGGCGGCGGTGCTGGGGCTGGATCTGGGGCAGGAACCGCTGGAACCGCAAACACGGGTGGTGGGGGCGGTGGTGGTACAACTGCAAACACGGGAGGCGCAGGTGGATCTGGAGTGGTCATTATTGCTTATTTATCAACCTTCGCAGATTTGGCGTCGATTGGAACTGGTTTGACAACCCAGTCATGGAACGGAAGCGCATGGGTAAACAACTCAGCTGGCGTCACAACTCCAAACACTACAATTCGTTCTGGGTATAAAGTTTATCGCTTTAGTGCCGGAACAGGTTCTATTCAATGGTAATGAACATGGCACACTACGCTGAACTCAATCACGAAAATGTTGTCATTCAGGTAATATCAGGATGGGATGAAACCGTCAAATCCGGTATGGAACAAGTTTATTTATTGGAAACTGGAAACATCTGGAAGCGCACCAGTTACAACACGGTTGGCGGTAAACATCCAGAAAATAAGCCGTTCCGCAAGAACTACGCTGGCATTGGATACAAATATGATGCTCAACGTGATGCGTTTATCCCTCCACAGCCGTTTCCGTCATGGTCTTTGAACGAAGAGACTTGCTTGTGGGACCCACCAGTCCCTATGCCCACTGACGGTCAGATCTATAACTGGGATGAGGCCACTGCATCATGGGTGGTAAATGAGTGACAACACAGAAACCAAACTAGCCGTGCACGAAGCAATTTGCTCCGAGAGATATGGAAAGATTTCTGATTCGTTATCCGCAGGTGACAAACGGATGACCAAGATTGAGTACCTTCTCTACGCAGTAATTGCAGCGGTGTTGTTTGGCCCAGGTGTTGCAGCAGAGTTTTTCAAGAAATTGTTTGGTTTGTAATGGAAATTGCTGAACTTTTCCTGAAAGCATGGCCGGTGCTATTGGGTCTGGTGACGCTCATAATTGTGTTGTCAAAACTAGATTTGAGAGTTGCTGTGCTTGAAGAAAAGGTCAAGTCTGCGTTTGAAATCATCAACAAGATGAGAGACAAACAATGAATATGGACGACCTTTCTTACGTTGAGTTTGGAGACGTAGACGGTCTGGGAGTAATGTTGTTTGAAAACGGCGTGCAGCACAAGTTATTTTACGAACAGTTGGCTGACAAGGGGATACTCATCCCACAGTATCCCCTAATAGACGCAGATCCGGATAACCTAGATGACTGGTTGTTTGTTCACAACCAAGAGCATGAAAGATTGGCAAACCAACTGAACCTAGACAATCCTTTTCAGTTGATCAACGCAGACTGGCAAGTAGAAGATGACTTCTATGATTGGATAGGAGTACATTTGAGCATCCATCAACAGATTGTCAAAGTATTAGGACTGTAATGGACCCACAACTGGAACAAGCACAGGCCGCAACTCAGCAGTTCATGCAGCAGTATGGGCTGGATGCCAGGACCATGGCGTCTATAGGGCAGATGGCACAGGAAGCAATACGGGACCAGAGCCTGTATGCGCTCCTGCGTGAACAGTTGTTGGGCGCACAGATTCTCACAGAGAAAGAATTGCCAGAGCGGGTCAACTACATGACCTTGGCTGCGCTTGCGTCTATGGGCGCTCTGGCAGGAGGTATGTGATGCCTTTTTTTGCAAACGGAGATTACTACGACGAACCGGCCAGAGATTATGCTTCAGAAATGGAGTTGTTAAATACTTATGATCCAATATATTTAAGTCCAGAAGAACAGGCAGCAAAAGAACAAAAAGACGCAGCAGATATAGCAGCAAGAGAGGCTTGGTATGCAACTCCAGAATATAAAGCCCTTGTAGCAGCAGGAGCTAATGAGCCGGGATACGGAAACACAGGTCTTGATTTTTTTGGTTCAATTGGAAATTTTATATCGGGCGTAGCCCCTTATGTTCTTGCTGTAGCGCCACTAGTGGTTCCCGGCATCGGGCAAGTGATCGGATCTTCAATTCTCTCCGCTGCTGGTATTACAGGTGCGTCTGCCGCAGTCACGGTTGGAGTTGGTGCCGCTGCTCTTTCCGCTGCGTCCACTGCTGCGGCAGGTGGTAGCGTTGAAGACGTACTCAAGGCTGCTGCCGGGGCTGGTGCCGCCGCTGGTCTTAACATTGGCATGGGTGGAGGTGTTTCTGGAGCAGTCACAGGATCTGCTGCTGGAACGCTCATCAAGGGCGGTGATTCCAGTCAGGTTCTAACCAACGCATTTGCAGCCGGTGTTGGAGCGGGTGTTCAGGGTGTAATGACCGAAAATCCTGATGCAGGAAAGATCATAGGATCTGCTGCTAGAACCTACATAGCAACTGGCGGGGATATGGATCAAACGCTGTTGAACACAGCGGCAACGGCCATAGGTACTCTTGATCAACCGGCCAAAACTGCACAACAAGCCCAAGCTGCTGTCACTCCAGCAAATGATGATGCTGCACAAGAAGCTGCTGCTAGAAATATTGAGGAGGTCACTCAATCAGATGCTGTTAGGCAACAAGAACTTGATGATTACAAAGAAAAGTTAAATCAGTACAATCTAGACGAAGCAAGAACACAAGCAGAATATCAAGAAAAAATAGATCAGTACGCTAAAGAAAAAGCAGCGTACGAAGCCAAATACGGTCCTATTGAAACTCCTGTTTCTGCTCCATCTGATGTTGCTACTCCTGCTCCCGCGCCAGAACCTGTACCGACTCCAACAGTAACAGGACTGCCGTCAGTGGAAGTCTCTCCTGCTCTTGGTCTTCCTGTTTCATCAGAAGTCACTGGTCTTGATTTAATCAAGAAAGTTGCAGAACAACCAGCGGCAGTCATTGATCCCAAAGCATTAGAGCGAGTTATCGTACAAGGACAAGGTGCTAACGTAGCAAACGTGGCGCCTGTCTCAACAGAAATAACTACACCTCGGCCAGATACAACTAGAGGTCTTGCTCCTGTTGAGGTGCTTGGCAAGTATGAACAATTGCCAGAACCGGGATTCGAAGAGTACAAGCCTCTGCCTGAAGAGAAAGTTTCTGATGTAGTAACGGATGTTCCACCTAGTAGGTCATTACCACCAGTTGAAGTCTTGGGTAAGTATGAACAACTTCCAGAGCCAGAATTTGAAGAGTACAAACCTATCCTAGAAGAAGAGAAAGCTGAAGTTGTTACAGACGTTCCACCAAGTAGGTCACTGCCACTAGTTGAAGTTCTGGGAAAATATGAACAACTTCCAGAACCGGGATTCGAAGAATACAAACCGCTGCCAGAAGAGAAAGTTTCTGATGAAGTAACGGATGTCCCAACGCCACCTACTGCGTTAGAGTTAGTCACCGTTACTCCACCTGCTGTTCCTGTTGCGCCTGTTGCACCAGAAGTAGAAGAACCCAAGAAAGAAGAACCCAAGAAAGAAGAACCCAAGAAAGAAGAACCCAAGAAGTTATATCCAACCGTTACTAGTGTTCCTCGTCCTAAGAAACCAGGAAGACAACCTATAATCACGGGTGCAAGCCCTGCTCGATTACTGGCAGACGCTCTGGCTGCTTACCGGCCAGCGGGTGCTATAGAGGGTGCGGAGTCGGGTAAAGAAAGGCAAAATGTCTGGAATGAAAAATCACTGCGTCTCAAAGATGCTCTGGGGTTGTAAATGAGTGAACTACGCAAGATGACCCGTATGGGTGGAGATCTCCGCAAGATTGCTCGTCTGCTGCAAGACAAGGGCAGGAACGGAGATACGATCCTGGCGCACATCAACCCCCGTGAGGCGGCACTCCTGCGTGAGCAAGGTGGGTCTGGGACTATCAACCCAGAGACCGGTCTTATGGAATTTCAAGACGGTCTTGATTACTCTCCAGAACAAGGTGGATTCGAGGCTCCAAGTGTTGGTGAATACTCACCAGAACAATTTGGGTTTGAAGCACCAGAAATTTTTTCTGCACCAACTGTCGGAGAAGGTATTGACCTGACTGGCGGTCCTTATGCGATTACTTCTACTCCAACTTTTGGAGCGAGAGGTGCTGAACTAGGTCCTACTCCAGATTTCTCTCTTGCAGGTATGCGTACCCCTACCGCATTGGGAGAACCTATTGCTGGACCACAAGCAGGTCCATCACAAGCACCAAGAGAAAAGAGTTTCTTGGAATCACTCACGGGCGGTGACAAAGCTCGACTAGGACTGGGTGCATTAGGTGGACTACAGACTGCACTGACAGCTCGTAAGGCTCGTCAGGGTGCACAACAAGGCGCAAATCAGATTCGCCAGATTGGAGCGCCTTACCAACAGCAAGGTCAGGCTCTTCAGTCTGCCGCTTCTCGTGGTGAGTTGACTCCGGTTAACCAGCAGGCGCTAGAGGCACAACGTGCTCGTGCTGCCCAGGCTGGTGTTGCCCGTGGTGGCGTAGGTGTTGCACAGCAACAGAGAGCGGAAGAGGATCTGCGTCAAAGGTTGTTGGCAGCACAGCAGGACTTTGGGTTAAAGTTGTCTGGCATTGGCGATCAGTACACTGCCAGGGCCATCCAAGAAGGCATCCGTGCTGATGCAGAGATCTCTTCTTTATACGGTCAGTATTTCGGTAACCTGACTCGACTGGCAGCACCTGCCGCCATTCAGGCAAGTCAACCTACCAAGGCGTAATCATGGCTGGACCTCAACTCCCGTTCACTGAAGCCCTTCAGACTCCATTGTCTTTTTTGGGAGTTGACACCAAGCCTGCTCAACCAACTAATAGACTTGAGAAAGAAGCTGCCGATCTTGGAGCAAGAGAAGAACAATTTCTTAAGTCAAACATTGATCTAACTCGTCAACTTGGCGATATGATGATCAAAGACGCAGAAGGAAAGAATCTTCTTAAGATAAAAGAAAAAGAGTTAGAAGCAGAACATAGCAGAGAAAGAAAACGCATTAGAGACAGGTTGGGAGAGGAATACTACAACTCTCCTGATATGCAAGAATTCAAAAAGTTTGCTGATGAGTCAGCAGACAAAATGATGTTTGTACCAAGCCAAACAACTGCTCCCTTATTGGGGGTTGTGTTTGCAACCATAGGTGCAACAGGACTGTTGCTTGGTGGTCTTAGCAAGGGCAATGCTAAAGCGGCGTTGTCAGCCATGAACGGTATGGCAGAGGGATTTACCAAAGGAAAAGAAGATTTATATAAGCAAGAGCGTCAGACGTTTGACACAAACGTCAAGGCGATGACTCAGCGTATGGGCATCTTGAAAGCCAAACTCGATGTTGCCAGAGAGAAGATGAAGTATGACGCTGAATCAGCCGATATGGAAGCTAACGCAGCGTTTGCAGAAGCTGGTGCTGACTTCTTAAAAGCCAACAAAGACAAGTTTGGTTTGCAAGACAGCATCACTAAACTTGAAACCCAGATCAAACAGAATGATACCTGGGCTAGATTGATGGAAACCAAGAAAAGTGCTGCCATCAAAGAATTAGAAGCACAAAAGTTTAAAGCTCACGAATCTGAATTAACTAGAAACCAACAAATGTCAATTCAGAAAATGTTGGAGTCTGGAAGAGAAGAACGAGCGGCAGAAAGTATTGCGGCTGCAAACGCAAGAGCAGCATCAGACAGACAAACTAGAGCATTGATTGCTCAAATGGGGCAACAGGGAGTCCAGCCAATTGGAATGGCAGATGGAAAACTTGTTGTAATGGATAAGTCAGGGAAAATAACTTCTGTAGATGTTCCAGAAGGGTTTACAGGAACTGGGAAACTTGCTGAAAAAACGCCTAAAACTCCCGGCGCAAAAGATGCTTATGGGTTTGGCGAAATTGTTGCTGGAGCTTCAAACGAGGCTGCCAAAACATTGACAAACATCATGGGCCTTCCAGCCCAAAGTACAAGTGGACTTTTTGGAGGCAGACAAACAACAAGTTTGTTCACCGCTCCAATTGATGCTTTTGCAAATAAGTTAACACCAGAATCTGCACAGAGATATCAAGCAGAAATGAACAAACTTGCCTATTACATTGCTCAAATGCAAAAGGGAGGCAGGGTGGTTGGAGCGACAGAAGTTGGAGTCATTAACAAATCATTAGAAATAAGAGAAAACGACACAATTGAAACGGTTGCTACAAGGCTTGCCCAAGCAAGGCAAATGGCAGAAAAAATTATTGAGATTAAAATTGCAAGCCAAAACACTCCAGAACCGTTAAAAGAAATTTACAAACAAAACTTAAAAGACATTCAGGATTCTGTTCCGTTTACCGTTGAAAGTATTAATAAATTTGTTCAAAGAAAGACGGGTGCGCCAACTTTTGGTGAGTCATTCAAAGAAAGGTATAAGACCCCAGAGCCAACGGCAGATGATAGGGCGTTGGGAAAATCAAGTCCTGAAATGAGAAAGAGGTTTGTTGCAAAATTTGGGGTTGAACCGTAATGGCTAAAGAACTTCCTGATTGGGCAAAAGAACCTGATCTATCGGCTTCTAAAGAAAAGTCTTGGATGGAGGCTATAACTAGCACGATCCCATCTGGATACATTGGTGGTCTGTTTGCTCCAGAAGCAATGGAAACTGCTGGGGTAGGAGTCACCGCACTTGGGAAAGCCCTGGGAACCATGCCTGGATACCCAGGGATGATTGGCAAAGCAGCACAAGTTGTTGGGCCTACGATTACGGCGGGGGGTGAAGCACTCCGTGGATCAAGAATGGCATCTGGTTTGGGCGGTGCGTTTACCGCTGTTGCTGGAGAGTCTACAGCCCAAGCAGCAAAGGGAATGGGCGCAGGACCAGTTGGAGAAGAAACTGCAAGAATTTTGGGAGCAACTGTTGCTCCTCTGCCTTTTCAAATGTTTGGAAGCACAATTGGAAAGGTAGTTGGAATGCTGCCATCTATGAGAGCGGCTAGAACTTTTGGCGAGTTTCTTCAGGAAAAAGGGATCACAGCAGCAGAGGTTGAAAAACTGAGCAGTGCAAACAAGAAGTTTTTGCAAGAAAAGGCTTCTGAACTTCGCGCAGGAGGAGAACGTTCTCGTGCGGCAGAAATCGAAATTGCTAATTTATTTAAGACCCAAGCAAAAAACATAAATGAAATTGCAGAGCAACGTGCATCTGCATTAGAGTCAGAAGCAGAAAAAATTATCAAAGAAGCCACGGATGCTGGTGGGAGAATTACGGCAGACATGGACAAGCGGATAGCCAATCTTCGCAGTCAGTTTGATTCTGCTGCCGATACTTTGCGATCAAACGCTCAAGGCGAAGCAAGATTGAGAATTGAGGCTGGAGCTAAACGCGCTGCAATCATCAGAAAAAACGCAGCAAATCAAAGCGCATCGGTTAGGCAACTTGCAGAAAACGATGCTCAAGCAGCAATTTTTTCAGCACAACAACAAGCAGATCAATTGTTGATTGATTCTGAAATCAAAATTGCAACATCTCAAATTAGAATTGAAAATCAACAAAGAAGGCTTGCGGAATTCAAATCAAAATATGATCCATTCCGTTCTGCTCAAGGTGGTTTGTTGGGAGATCCTATCCTACCAACCAATCTTGGCAAAGAAATTAGAACTTCTTTTGACCGCAGACTAACTGACTTGAACAAAGCAAGAGAAGATCTTTCAAAACCTTTTAGAGATAAATGGAAACAGAACGTCTCTTCTCAAGAAGAAAAAGGCATTACTTATAGAAATACTTCCGCTTACGACGAAGCGTTGAATGCAATACAAGCAGAAAAAGTAGATCCCAAAACAGGATTTGTAAGAGTTACAGATTCGAAGGCTTCTGGTCAAATTGACAATTTGTTAAAACAAATCAACCCTGTAGAACGTCAGGTTAATCAAGCCGGTCAAGCAATAGAAGTTCCTGTTAAAGTTTCTGCTGATGCTTTAGAAATAACTTTGCGACGTTTAAAAGATAGGGCGTCTGGATTGCCAGCAGAGGGGGTTGATGCTATAGATCAACAGCTTGCTGGCAGACTTGCCAAGAATGTTGAAAAAATTCTAGATGAATTTTCTGGAAAATCTTATTTGGCATACAAAGATGCTTATAAAAAAGGATCTGAGCCAATCAATCAATTTCTCAGTAGGCTTGGTGCAAAAGTTACTGGAAAGCCAGAAGGGTTTAATGTTGGTGACTATTTAGAACGGTTGCCAGAACTTGGACAATCAACTTTCCGTAGTGCAGTCACGGTAGATCAACTGCTGACCGTAGCAGGGAAAGAAGAAGCCAATCGTTTGGCAAAAGGGTTTTTGGCAGACCAAATCGGAAAACCAACCCCTGGGAAAATTGAACAAGTTTTAAACTCCAACAGAGATTGGTTGGCATTAGAAGAGTTTAAAAACCTTAGAAAATCATTAGAGACTGCTGCTTTAAACTTAAAGAAAGCAGATACTCAAGAATCTAGAATTGATATACTTCAAAAGGCACTTGGGGTCAGAATGACAAATCTGCCTCAAGCGCCTCAACGAGCAGCAGAGTCTATTGCTGCAAAAGGACAAATTGCCGCGCAAAGAAGAATGGCAGAAGGAGAATCTGCTGTTAGAGGAATAGAGAAGAGAACAGAAGAAAAAGTAAAAAAATTCACTCCAGAACTTCAAGACATTAGACAGCAACAGGAAGCGCAAATCACATCTGGAGCAAAATCCGTAGAAAGACGCGCTGAAGATTTGAGAAAAGAGGCGTCTACCAAAGCAGAAGAACTCAGGAAGACTGGAGAGAAAGTCGCTGAACCTTTGACCAAAGAAGCTGCTGCTATTAGAGATGAGGCTCAGAAAAAAGCTCAGACACTTTTGGCAGACACTACTGATGAAAGTATGTTTGAAAGAATTGTTCTTGGTAGCAAGGATAGTGAGTGGCAGGCTATGGGCGAAGCCATCAGATCCGCTCCTGGAGGAAAAGAAAAGTTTGCTGATGCCGTCAGCCAGTTGATTGCTAGGAAAGCAGAACGCAGTTTGTCTGGTGCGAGAGACACTATGGAGTCTATGGGGGAACGTGCCGTTAATTATGGTTTGATGGACAGGAATGCTGTCGAAGCCCTGAAATCAAAGTTGAATGAAATTTACGTTGCTCCAATTAGCCTTAAAGAAAAAACATCAATGATTTCTAGATTGGTGAAAAACGCAATCACTGGTTACGCATATCCTGCTGTCGGCAGAGCTGGTTCAGAGTTTGGAAGAGCAACGGGGTTTTTGCAATGAGCAAGAAGCGTGGCATCAGCACAGAGTTGGAGAAAGCTATCGCAGATATGCTGCGCGTGACCATCTCTGACCCGGAAGCCAGTCTTGATGCTAAGATGAAGGTTATCGACCGTGCGCTGAAGTTGGAAGCCCTGCGCCTGAAAGACGAGGGTTCTGACTGGGGTACGGGTTTTATGAACGATGACGATGAGTAATCTATATGGAAGCCATTCAATTGATCAAACTAGCCTTGACCGTGGTGACGGACAGGCTTATTACCGTCCTAGCCCTGCTGACCTCGTGTGGTCTAGGATGCTGGACAATGTGGGACCCAACGTGGGAGCGAGTGGCGACACTGGGCATCTATGTTGTCTTTTGTTACCTTATAGTCACTGCCAAGGAGCATCGAAATGAAGAGCCGACCCCAGCAACGGGACCATGATCTAAACCAGCAGATTGCCAAGTCAACTCGGCCACAGTTGCCGAGAGACGGTAGCAAGGGCATGGTGAAGTGGGAACCAGGACAACTGCCTGTCGGTGGTTTCCGTTCTATCATCCCTTTCTGCGAGGGAGCGTACGACACCAAGCAGAGTCCTACCAGCGGTGCAGGTAAGAGGATCTACTGATGGCGTATAACCAAGCGTTTTACCCTATGGGCAGGACGTTTGTTCTGTCTGGTACAACCACCAACCAGAGTGCGAACATTTATTCTGACAGCCCTTGTAGTCAGTATTTGTTTGTAAACCACGAGGTTGCTTCTACTGGTCAGCCAGTCTACGTCAGGATCTCGTCTACTAGCGGAAACAACGCTGCTGTAGCAAACGCTACGTCTGGCAACTACGGTGTGCCTATTCGGCCAGCAGAGTCTATCGTGTTGAGTGGACCTCAGTGTTCTCCTACCGCGAACGTGTACATCACTTACATCACTGCTACTGGCACTGCTAACGTGTACGTCACTCCTGGTGAGGGTATCTGATGTTTGAACTCTTGTCTGGTGGCATCTTTGGTTCCTTGCTGGGCGGCATCTTCCGTCTAGCGCCAGAGGTTCTAAAGTTTCTGGACAAGAAGAACGAGCGTGGTCATGAACTAGAGATGTTCAACCGGCAGTGTGAGCTGGAGGCGCAGAGAGGCCAGCAGAGGATGGCTGAGATCGGCGCGCAGCATGAGGCTACTGTTGATACAGGAGTAATGAATGCTTTCAATGCGGCGATTGAATCGCAGACTGAGATGGCTAAAGCTGCTGGTGGTTTCGCAGCTTCTCTATCTGCCTCTGTACGGCCTGTTGTTACTTACTGGATCTTGTTTGTTTGGTCTTGCGTACATTTGTGGATGGGCTATTCCTCATGGCGCACCGGGATGGACCCCACAGAAGTCTTCAAACTAATGATGAGTGCAGACTTTGCTGCTCTTGTGTCTGGCACGTTGAATTATTGGTTCCTCGACAGGACGCTCGCCAAGCGTGGACTTTGATCTATCTATAGCGGTATCGTTATGCCAGCGTTTCGAAGGTTTCCGAGGGTCGCCATACCTATGTCCTGCTGGGATACCAACAATTGGTTTCGGCTCGACCCAATACACAAACGGGAAAAGAGTGACTCTGCAAGACCCGCCAATGACGCGAGCAGAGGCACAGGCGCTGTTGGAATACGAACTGAGGCACACGTATTTACCGGGGGCCTTGCGCCATTGTCCGGGACTCATAACAGACCCAAGAAGACTTAACGCTCTTGTAGACTTCTGCTACAACCTGGGTGTTGGCAAGCTCCAGACTTCTACGCTCAAGAAGAAGATAAACGAGCAGAACTGGGAAGAAGCCAAGTTAGAATTGTTGAAGTGGTGCAAGGGTGGAGGCAAGGTTCTCCCCGGCCTATTGAAGCGCAGGCAAGCGGAGGCTGATCTGCTATGAAAAAGTTCCCTAATTTAAGTGTTGGCAGGGGTGAGAAGTTGCCTGCCGGCAGAGGTGCTGGACTGACTGCCAAGGGGAGAGCCAAGGCTCGTGCTGCTGGGTCTAACCTGCAAGCTCCCACCAAGTCAGGACCACGCCACAAGAGTTTCTGTGCACGGTCCAGGGGGTGGACTGGAGAGCGCGGGAAAGCAGCCAGGAGAAGATGGGGATGTCGTTAGCAACTATTCATCGTATCAAGACCGGGAAAGTCTCTGACAAGTGGTCAACGTATCTAAGTTTCTATGATGACAAGTTATGGTATCTACAGGACAGCAAGATCAATTTGCTGGAGATTGGAGTACAGAACGGTGGGTCACTAGAGACTTGGGCTAAGTACTTCTGGAAAGCAGAAAAGATTGTCGGCATCGATGTTGATCCCAAGTGTGGTGATCTGAAGTTTGATGACCAGCGCATCCAAGTAGTTGTGGGTGACTCCAAAACTGTTGAGTTGGAAGATCGTTTTGACATCATCATTGATGATGGATCTCATCTGGCGTCAGACATCATTGAGAATTGGAACCGCTGGTGGCCCAAGCTCAACAACGGTGGTGTCTACATTGTTGAGGACTTCCACACAATGTGGATGCCTGGATATGGAACCAACGCCATTCAGTTCTTTGCAGGCTTTATAGCGGCTGTGAACGGTCAAACCAAGATCAACCACTCGGTCAGGCGTATAGAGTTTCAGAACTCTCTGGTGTTGCTAGAGAAGGGTGAGCCGGTTCTTGGTGACCGGCTCGTGTGCGGAGATGTTGCCTACGTTAATGCAGAAGTTCTGGCATTACGGAGCGGGAATTAACGATCCTTCAAACAGGTAGCTCCCGTAGTGGCCCAGACGGACCCAGGGAGCTGCCCAGATCTGGAATCCTTGCCTGCGAGCGATCGTGCAGAAAGCAAAGTCTTCAGACAGTAGTCTGGAGTTTTCCACCATCACAGGGAAATACTCGTGCATGAGGTCAGGTTTGAAGAGTCCTGCCGTGTCGATCACATCGTTGTGATATGTGGCTACGAAAGGCTTAAGTGATTCAAAGACCTCACGCTTGATGAGCATGAAGCCCGTTCCTCCGTTGACGATCTCCAGAGGTTCTCCAGCGGGGACAATGGTCTCTCCTTCCTGTCCTACTAGGTTGACCACCATCGCACCCGTGTGGTTCTTGAGCTGATCCACGGGAACGCCAGCAGCGGCAGAGATTGCCACTTGTTGCCAGTTGATCTCCTTCTTGGGGTAGAGACCACAGATGATGTCCTTGTCTGCTGCAATCATGGAGATGATGTCGTTGGCATCAAACCGGATGTCAGCGTCGATGAACATCAAGTGAGTGCAATTGGTCTTCAAGAATTGATGCGTGAGACTGTTCCTAGCTCGTTGGATCAGGCTCTCGTTGAACATGAAAGAGCAGGCGATCTCTAGGTCTGCTTGCTTTGCCAGACTGGTGAGAGAAAGCATTGATTGCAGGTAGAACCCTGTACACATCCCACCATACATAGGTGTAGCTACGAATAAACTGGTCACGATATATCCTCGATTCTCATTACATATTTACCAGCGGAGTTCTTCCGCCACCCGTGTATTTCCACTCTGATCCCTGCCTCTCTCACAGGCCCAATGGTTTCAGATGCAGTGATCTTCTTGATACGGTGTGACACTCCAGATGCTGTGACCTGGACTGCCAGAACCTCGTCCTTGCGGATAGCCAGGATGTCGCACCAACCCCAGAGATCTTGCCGTATGCGAGCGTGAGGGTTCCACTTCTCGACTATGGCGCAGAGATACCCTTGCTCACGCAGGTACTCTAAAGACCTCTGGGTAGGAGTCATCAAAAAGGCACGTCGCTATCGTCATCTACTGTTTTCTTGAATGTTCCGCCATAAGGTTTGTACTGAGCAGGTACTTCCTTGGGAGCATTATCTGCAAGCTCTTTGTCTTTGAAGTATGTATTTTCTTTGATGGTGAAGTATTCCTTACCATTCTTAGCCATACTCTTCCAGATAGATAGCTTGAGGGTTTGACCTTCTGTATACGATCTAGTGAGAACTAAATCACCATCCCAGTCTGGTTGATTAGGGTTCTTCTTTTGGGAGGGATCTTTCGAGAAAAGAGTTGCCTTGCCGGGGGTCACTGGATATTCGCTTTTGCCGTAACTCATTAAAACCTCTGATGTTGATCTGACCTATACGATGGAACCCACTCACAGATCCTCTGATGTCTCCGGGTCGGACGGTTCCCTTATTGCGTTTGGGAGGTTCGATCCCTCCCCGATAAGTGCACCCTTCAACTGGATCTTGGCGAGAGCAGGCAGTGCTTCTATCTGCTTGCTGTTAACCGTAAGCAGGCTGGTGATCTTGGCCTTCTTCTCTTCCTCGTTGAACTTAGAAGAGTTGGTTATCTTCGATACCATAGACCTAATGCCCTCCAGGTACTCGGGGAAATCCGGGTAGCCCTTGTAGACACTTCCATCTGCGAGAAAGAGTGAAAAGGGGTGCTCAACCTTCTCCTCCTCTACAACGACCGCTGTGCCCATATCACGAGTCTGTGGTTGTGTAGGTATGTCCTGCACCTCCTCAGGCGTGTAGACGCCCAGCACAACGCCTGGGAAGACCGTCCTGATACCTTCCGATACAACCCTTGCACGCAGCATCGCACGAGGGTAGTTCTTCCAGTTGTCCTTGTTGGTAAGACCTGCCTTGGTAGCCTGTTCAATCGTCCAAGAAATGGTTGCAGAGCCACCAGATGGATGACTGAAAGTGGCAGTTACTTCTTGGTCAGTGAGAGTCTTCCAGTCAACCTTGCCGCCCTGCTGCTGAAACCTAGCCATCATGGTTTCTGCTTTCAAGGTAGGCCGACCTTGGATGATGTGATAGTCACGAGCTGCGAGAGCAGGGTGATAGCCTTCAGCCTGGGCGATCAGCATGAGAGCAGTTGCCTGCTCGACTGTCTTCATCCCAAAGAGTTGAGATTTGACAACAGCGTGAGCCATTGTCTGGATTTGGTCAACGGTTATTAACTGGCTCATTTTCTAATCCTTCACACATAAGATTGGCATATTCAGAAGCAGAATCCTTGATCATCTG